CGACCAGGCCGGATTCAAAAGCATCCATGTCCTGGATGGCGCCCCACAGCTTGCTGTTCTGGGCGCGGCGTGATCCCATGATGACCTTGTTGGCAGGGATGGCTGCGCCCTCGAGGCCGGTTTCTTCGTCGACAAACCATTCGTCGTAGGTCCACAGATCGACACTGACGGCGGGGCGGTCGATGCGACCCAGGTAGGCCACGCCGTTGGGCAGGTTCTCGGGCACGATCATGCCGGTGTCGATGCGGCGGTTGTTAAGTTCTTTGTCCACGGCGGTGTTTTTGATGAAGGCTTCGGCGGCGTCGCTACCCATGAGCACATCGGCGGGGGAAAGGCCGCTATCCTGCCGGCACATTCGCGCCCATGTGGCGAAATCGCCCAAGGGGTCAGATCCGGCGTCGCTCCACAGGTCGGTGCCGGTGAGGGTCACTTTGTGGTTGCTGTCCATCTGGAAATCGACCGTGACGGTCTGGTCGGCGGTTTCACCTTTGATGGTCATGACGACTTGCCCGGTGGTGAGCGCCTGCGCGGCCATCCACTCTTCGCGGCGGGTGCACATGTCGTAGAGTTCACCCAGGTCTTTGGCGAGCTGCTCTTGCGCACGCATCTCGGGGGTGCGGCCGCCGGCATACAGAACCTCGCCGGGGCTGCGCTTGAGCAGATCGCCCGCGGTGGTCACGAACTTGGGCTTGACGTAGCCGGGTTTAAGCGTATTGGTGGTAAACCCGGTACGCTCGACCACGCGGCCTTCGGCCAGGGGGTTGACCAGGGGCGCAAGACGGCGCTTGCCTTTGACGATATCGACATCGACGGAGGCGGTGTCGAACTGTGTGGAGCGCGGGAAGAACGTATCGCGCAGGAACGTGCTGGGGCGCTTCATCTGGTCGACGACGTCGAGCATGGTGCGGGTGTCGAAAATGTCGATCATGCCCGCGAGGCCCAGCAGCGGCGCCAGCGCCATAATGTCAAAATGGGTGGCAGTGGTGGCGGCGCTGGCTTCGGCGCCGGGGTAGCACAGGACCGCAACGGCAAGCAGCAGGGCCCATGCGGAGAAACTGGTAAACGTCTTTTTCATGGTTCGGTCTCCTTATGATGTTTGCCGTTTACGCGCTGACGGCTTTTTTGAGGTAGATGTTGAGGTCGCGAAGCGCCTTGCGGTGCGTATCGGCCGTGTCTGCGCCGCCGAAGGTCAAAGCCCCTTCGTTGAACGCGCCGGAGAGAAACACCACGGCGTTGGCGTCGGCTGCGGAGGCGTCGGTGTCTTCGGCCAGGATGCAGACCGGGTTCTGGATCGATGCGGTGGCGCTGCCGGAATCGACGGGCACGAGCTTGTCGCCGTTGACGCTGTCTTCGGCCAGCACGGTGCCGCGGGTGAGGGTTTGGCCGGTGAGGACGGTGCGAATGTCGGTCACCGCCGGGTAGTCACTGGCAAGCAGCTTGTCGGGGGTAAAAGTTTCCATTTTGCGTCTCCTTTATCGAGTCAGTGGGGCGGTGGTTTATTTGACGCTGCCGGCCTTGGCCATGAAATCGACCACGTTTTTGCGCTGGGCATGTTCGTCGCCCTGAACGCCTGCGGCCTTGACGCCCTTGGGGGCGGCGGCTGTGATAGCGTCGAGCATTTGCTGTTGGGCGGTGCTGGCGGCGGCTTCTGCGGGGGCAACGCTGATGCCGAGCTTTTTCACCTGCTCTGCGTCAAGCCCTGCGTCAACCACGGCCTGCAGTTTGCTGCCGGTCTCTTCGCCGAGGGTGGCGCCGACCAGATCAATGCAGCGGGTGCGCTCTGCGCTGGCGGCTTCGGCTTTGGCGGTGTCAGCTTCGGCCTGGGCGATCATGCCCTGGCGGGCTTCGGCCTGGACCTGTGCGTACAGGTCGGGGTGGTTCTCTTTGAGTTCTTCGAGAGTCATAGCTTTTTTCTCCTTAGCGTTGGCCGCGCTTGGGGCGGCAATCTTTCTGGACGTGGTGCCCGTGCGGGCGCTTGCGATGGCTTTATCAGCGGCGGCGACTTCGTCCGCGAGTTTCATGGCGACAGCTTTTTTGCCCTCATAAATTCCGGCCTGGGTGTCGCGCACGGCCTGCACCTTCATGCCGCGATTGCGGGCGACGGTCTCCACGAACAGGTCGTAGGTGTCGTTGACCTTGGCCTGCTGCTCTGCCAGGGCGTCGTCGCTGAGCGGCTGGTGGGGCGAAAAGTCGGCTTTGCGCTCGCCTGCGTAAATATGGGTGACGGTGATGCCGGCGGCGTCTTCAGCGCGGGAAAAATCGGCGTGGGTGGAGATCACCCCGACGGAGCCGACGCCGGCGGTGCGCGGCAGCACCAGGCGGCTGGCGGAGCTTGCGAGCAGGTAGCCTGCGGAATACGCGCCCTCGTTGGCGATGGCGGTGATGGGCTTTTGGCTGCGGGCCTGGTAGATGTGATCGGCCAGGTCAAAGGCGCCGGAGACTTCGCCGCCGGGGCTATCGACATCGAGCACGATGCTGTGCACGGCGTCGTCGGCCAAGGCGGTATCGATGGCGCTCTGAACATCGGCGTAGGTCATGGGGCCGCCGCTGGGGAATTCCATATCCATGCGGCGGTGCAAGAGCGGGCCGTAAATGCCGATGATGGCTGTACCATCCTGCACGCGATAGCCGGCACGCTGGCGCTCGCGGTCGCTGATGGCGGCAAGGTCTGCATTGGGCAGGCCGACCAGGTCGAGCCCGGAGCGCTGGCCGAACAGGTGCAGGATCACATTCAGTTTGGGCTCTGCGATCATCAGCGGGCGGTTGAAAAGCCTCTCTGCAATATGGAGGTATTTCATGCGGTTTCTTCTTCCTGCTGTTGCTGCTGCGGGTTCTCGGGGTCTTTGGCTTCGCGCACGTTGGGCGGGTCGGGGTTCAGCCCCAGCTCGCGGAAGGTTTCGCGCTCGCGGGCGCGCTGCTTGGCCTGGGCTTCCCAATCCTTGTTGCGCTTGGCGGCGATATCGGCCAGGGTGGTGGTGCCGGAGTTGAGGCCCATGATGTCGGCGGTCATCTCTTTGACCGGGTCGACGTTGGTGCGCTCTGGCCCGACCCAGGTGGCGGCGCAGTATTCGGCGCGGTAGGCGTAGAAGTCGGGTGCGCCTGCGGGCAGCTTGATGCGGCCGACCAGGACGGCTTCCTCGAAAAACATCTCCCAGATGGTCTGGCAGTAATGGTTGACCAACCAGTCCTGGTAGAGCTCGAACACGCGCCAGGCTTCCTGCAGGGCGGCGCGGGCGCTGGAATAGTTGGTCTTGCTGAAGTCTTTGCTGATCACCTCATACGGCATGCCGGTGGCGGCACCGACAGCGCGCAAGCTGGTCTCCACAAAGATTTCGAAGCTGTTGCCGGGGCGGTCGCTTTTGAGGATGTGGGGGCGCTCGCCGCTTTTGCCGTACATGATCTGGCCGGGGGGCACCTCCTGGTACTGGGAAGTGGAGCCGTCATCGTGCTGCTCGGTGCCGACGCCGGGCAAGTTGGCGACGTCGTAGGGGTTGGTCTTTTCGATCCACACCGGGAACGACGACGCGATGATGGCGCCCAGAAGCTCGTAATCGAGGTAGTCGGCGAAGTTGCGGAAGAAGCTCATGGCAGGCGCCAGGATCGGCACACCGCGTACCTGCTCGGGCGTTTTTTTATGAAAGCGGTGCATGACCACGGGGCGGTGGCCTATAACGCGGGGCAACTCGATATAATCGGTGAAGGGCAGCCCGGCAAGCGTTTGACCGTCTGCGGGGTTGGCGATGTAGTAGCCGAGGGGTTCGCCGAGGGGGCCGAGCTTGATGCCGTCGCGCACGTCTGGGGAGCCGATCATGTTGGCCGGGGTGCGCAGCCGCGCGGGGTCGATGGCCTGAATGGCGAGGCGATAACGGCGATTGATGTCGGTGTCGATCATAAGCGGCAGGTTGAGGAATTCGCCGTTGACGAGCGTTGACCAGAGGTTTTGAAACTGGATGCCGTAAAAGTCGCTGACGCCGGTGGCGTCGCCTTCGCGGTTCCAGACTTCGAACTCCCATTCGGCCTGTTCGGCGATCTCTGCGGCCTGCTCTTCGGTGATGCCCAGGCGCTTGAAATTGGGCTTGCTCTGCGGCCACAGGCCGGGACCGACGGCGTTGACGTCGATGGACTCGATCAGGCTGCAGGCGTGAGGGTCGTTGAAAACGAGGTCTTGCGAGCGCGCGACCAGGGCCTCGCGCTGGCGGCTCTCTTCGCGGTAGCCGACGCGGCGCGGCGACCAGTTGGACATGGCGCCGCTGGCGGTACCGCCGGTGCGCGAAAAGCCGGGCATGCGCCCGCCGGGGA